GATATATAGAAAAGGAGATATATAATACGCTAATTCTTCCGCATATTACGAATTGGACACCAACTAGCGCAGACGTGATCGCCGGGATTACACTGAAACTAGGACTTCAGAACTCAACAATTCAGGGTCTTCTCGGTGCCGCAATTGAACGTGATGCGGAAGCCTTACTCCATCTAGGTGCTACTGGTCCTGGGGGTACTCCACAAGGTGCTCGTGATGTAGGCGAGCGCACATGGGAAACGGGTTTTGCTGATCTTCCACGAGATGTATATGAAATCTCGGTAGACGATATTCCCGAGACACTCGTTCGTTCTTATCATATATATGAGAAGATTAGAGTCAAGGGAGTTAGCGGTGCAGAAGTCCTTGGAATTAAAGATACTCCTATTGCAGATATTTTTGAAGATGCATACAGCATCAGAGATAATAATACTCCTGTAGCCGCTAGACTTGTTAATGCCCTGAGACAAAGACTCCCAGACGTTCTACTTCGTGGGGATGTCTCTGAGCTAAGTGCAGCGGATAGGGATGCTATTATTAAATCTCTTTCTGGACGTAATCTTGATCTTCATGAAGACGTAGTCCCAGGTATAATGGACGATCCCGTAGTTAGTGGGGTCAGACTGGTTTCTCCCCTATTACAGACTATCGAAACTGTAGGAGACTTCTTCGATTCTGATGCACAAAAACCGGATGCATATCTTTTTGATATCATTGGTCCCTTCCTCGCAGACGCTTACGGAAAATTCAGCGGATCAACAAGTCAGAAACGAGAGCAAACAATCACCTGGGCAGAGGATAATATTGTAAATAAGAAGGGAGTGTTTCTTCGTCTTGGACCCCAAAACTCTCTGTTTATGAACATAGACCCCGATGACATGACGCGTGGTCCAGAAGAAGCTGACTTCTACACACGAATGGCAGAGGATCTAACAGAGTTGGCTGGTATACCAGAGAATCAGGGCCATGTCGAACTTGTGGTTATGACTGTGGGTGATAAGACAGTTGTAATTCCTAATCTTGTTGCCCCAAATGGTGTTAGAAGAGACTTGATTGGTACAAATATTAAGGCTGTATACAGTGATGACGACCTTCAGTACATGTATGAAGAGTATAAAGAAGCCGATGGCGAAGTTAGACATAACGAATATGAGCGAAGCAAGGGACTTGGAGAAAGAGCCGGTGATGCCTTTGGAACTTTCATGCATTGGTGGAAGAAGGTCAATATAGACAAATACCCGGAGAGGTTCTTCGGCGCACCATTTGGCGGGGGGCTCATGACAGAGCTTGGGGGTCATGCGGTAGTAACAGCTATAGAGTCTGTTATGGATTCAGCCCGCAACATGGAGACCGATGCTGATACCACCACGGAGCCTGCTGATGAACCCATAGTTGATACTGAACCCACCACGGTCCCTGATCCTGATACCACCACGGAGCCTGATCCCGATACCACCCCTGATGAGCAGGAGGAGCACTACCGTCTACTTAGGAAGGAGTTTGAGGAGACACCGCACATCCGTAAGATGTCTATTGAGCAGGCGCAGGAGATGGTGGATTATGCTAAGCGCGACCTTGAGACGCAGCGCGATCCCTCTATGATTCCCCAGCTTCGCGCCGCAGTAGATGCGTGGTCCGACGCGATTAAGGAAGGGTTCTTCGATGGTAATACCGGCACGGAGGTGGATGTAGAGCCTGAAGAAATTCCCGAGTACGAGTCTTGGGAAGATCTAAGAGCAGCCATTGAAGCGGGTCTTCGTAAAGGGTCGATCCCCTTATCAAGGGTGGGGGGCGTATTGTATAAGTGGAACACTCACGAGGGGACGTTTGAGCCTGTTGTAGAGCCTGATACTGAACCCAGCGACCATAAATCACACGTGCAGATTGAGGTGGATAAGCTTAGCCCTGAAGAACAAGTAGAATGGTTTATCACCACTGAGGTTGATCGTTGGGTTAGGGTCTCTCAGGGCCAACCTGATTGGCCCGACGACGGTACCGTCAAGCATCTTCGTGATTACTTGGAGGAGGTGCTAGCCGCACAAGATCCGCCTATTGCTGCGGAAGATCTTCGTGATGAAATTATAAAGCGGTTTGACGCCTACACGGAAGACAATAAGTAATGGCAATATATAATCAGCCACAAGATCCTCATCGAGATGAGCTAAGAAGACAAATAAGAGAGTCTTCTGTACCGAGAGCATCGGAGGTATATGCCCAGGGTGTTCCGATGAAGGAGATGTTGATACGTCCCCAGAGCGGCCCGACTCTCTCAGATATTGAACAACAGAGGCATGATGCTCGCATCTGGCAAGCAAAGCTAGATGCTCTTAATGGTGGAGACATATGGAGACATGCTAAGCAGGAAACATGGACATGGCCCTCTGGGGAAGGTTTGGGTCAGGTTGAAGGCACGTTAGCTCTGTGGGATGAGATACTAGCAAAAGACGTTAGTGGTCTTAGTGTAAATAAATACGGATATGATGCTGCCGCTGAGCAGAGAGAAATACAAGCCCTGCTTGATGCTCATCCGCATATGACGCGAAAAGGTGTTGCTCGTCTTGCTGTTCTTGGTCGAACACAAGGTAGTACGGTTCCAACAGGGAGAGGTGTCGATATCACAGGCACAAGAGTGACCGGACATGGAAGAACACACACAGGGGGAACATTTGATAAAGACGCTCTTTTAATAAAAGATTATAATGATCTACTTCCCGACTTGTGGAAAGAAGAGCCTGGGTGGGTTATATCATGGGAGGAGTTTAAAGACATAACCAAAGATGTTCCTGGTATTGCCCATGAAGATATTCGGAATGCTAAGAGTATGGCCCATGCAGTAGCTATTGCAGAACAAGCAAAAGCTCGAATGGCAGAGATTGGGATGATGCATGAAAAGTATGCGCTGGGACCAATGATGCTTGCATATATAGGTGCTGGTGTTGTTGATCCAGTTAATCTTTCTCTTATGATTGGAGGAGCAGGGGTATATAAACAAGCTGCTAATATCGCTAAGTATAGCCGTCTTGCTCGTTTTGCAAGGGTTGGGGCACTCGCTGCTACTGAAGCTGCTGGTGTGGTAGGTGTTAGAGCAGCCGATGACCCACTTCTTGATGAGAGGCATGTTATAATGGCTGCTGCTGTATCTGGAGTTATTGGCGGGACTATAGGCGCAGCAAGAAAGTCTACGCTGACACATGCTACCGAGGTAGAACCTGGAATGGCTCTTAACCGACAGGCATGGGATGATATGCCAGAAGCTCCTAAAGGAACTTGGGAGGGTGATTGGAATGTTCAGAGACCTCCAATCTTCTTTGAGCTTTCCCTTGATACAAGTGTGAAGTGGGGGAATGTTAAGGGCGGAAGAATTCTCATGGTTGGGGATCGTGCAAAGAATCGTGGTGGGTTCATCTTTGAGGGTGCAGATGGTAATACAGCATTTAGGGTTGATCAGGATGGCGTAGTTACATATTGGAGTACGGACTATAAAATTTCTGGTGTCTGGGATACCAAAACAGGACGAGTCGTTTTCAATATGGAGACGATGGAACTAAAACAAACTCTTCGTGAAGCTGCTCTTGATATTGATAGTCCTGGTCATCCTCTTAAGGTTGAGCAACAAATTGAAGAAACAATCAGGGATTTCTTTAAGCTTGATAAACGAGAGGGTCAAGCGTTTAGAGATGGTGCGGTAAAAGCACAGAAGAACCGCAGTGTTCCCACACACGATGAACGAAGAATTGTACGGATTAAAGAGGAGCTACAAAAACCAGGACTAAGCGAGAAGAAGAAGGGCGAACTAATCTTTGAACTTCGGGATCTTGAAAAGCGTCCTCGTGTTGGTAAACCCAAATATCATGAATATGCCGATGACTTTGATATTGATGAAGAATCTGCCATTGGGGGAACCAAAGGTATAGTCTATGATAGCCAGGGTTTTGGTAAGATGCCCGCCCATGGTATTGAAACAATTGAAGCTTTATCCTGGAGAGCAGCGGAAGCACATCTTGGACCCTTAGCTACTCAAGCGCAGAAGGAAAGCTATGCAAATATGTTCCACTACCCACTGATGCGGCATTGGAATACTATGACCGGACGCCTTGTATTTGATAACTTAACTGAATATGATTTAATGCGTCAGGCAATGAAGTTTGGAATGCGAGATCCTGAAACTGGATTATGGATTCCTCGACGAGAGTTTGCTGAAATGGATCCTGTTGCTTATGCAAAGTTAACCAAAAGGCAGCGGGCTGTTGTTGCTAGAGATCAAGCAGCACTAATAAAAGAAAATAAAGAACTAGAGATCCAAGCAAATGCTGCATATAAGAAACAACTTATTGATCTTGGTGGGGGAACGAACAAGATGTTCCTTAATCGTATTGTTGTTGGTCCTGATACTAATGTTGATAGTCCTATTGGTATTGTTACCAAGGTGTTTGATGACGGCACTGTAGAAGTAAACATGGGAGCAATCCATGGTCCGAGGGCAGAGCGTGTTGTTGCCCCGTCACAACGAGCAGACAGGGCAGCAAGAGAAGCAAAGCAAGCAGCGCGACAAAGAAAACAACAAAGACAGCAGATTCAGAGGGCTAAAGAGATTGGGCCGTATGAGAAGTACCGGGCACAGGGAGAATTAGATGCGTCTGGAGCGGAAGGTGCTATTGGTGGGGTAGTGATGAGCCCCCGACAAGCAGAACAAACAGCACGGTCAGTTAAAAATAATGTGGGAGAAGAGGCTAGTGATGCCTACATGAGTGCATACCTTCAAGAATATACAAAACGTATTGAAGGTCACCTGGGTAGGGAGGTCACCATAAGTGAGAGTATAGGGGGATTTAAAAAGGCATGGCCGAACGCTGTCCGTATGGCAGAAGAGGAACTAGCACAGAGGCGGGCTGAGATCGCTGAAGCCCCAGGAGGCCCACCGACCCGTGAGACGGACCCAGGCGACCCCTACCGGCCCGTCGAGGAAGCCGATGTGATCCGAGACCCGGAATCGATCATGCATCCTGAGAGGCTACAGACCTTCCACATGGACGAGGTGACCCCCCTATCTCCAAGCGTACTGAGTCGTGAGTTCCTTGAGACTGATATTAAGCTTACGATTAGTAAGCTTGCTCCTCTTACAGATAGCCAGAAATCGAAGCTGTTTAATGGCGCACTTTCTGAGTTAACGCATCCTGAAAGACTTGTGATAGCTCAGAGACTTCGGGAAGCAAAAGCCCTAGTAAAATCAATACGAGAGGAGGTAAAGAAGAAACAAACAGAGCTACTAAATATTAAGAAAAAACATGATAAGCTTCCTCCTTCTGTCTATGGTTATGGTGTTATTGTACCGGAAGAGATTGGTACACTTGGGCAGGGGACGACAGTCTGGATGACTCCCGATGAATTCTTAAGTATTTCGACGCCGTATGGGTGGGAACCAGATATCAGAAAGCTTAAGAAGCTGCGTAAATCTCTATATCCTAAAGATCATCCTACGCTACGGGCGGACGGGGAGTCGGGTAGGGGTGAACTATTAAATACCGCACCATCTATTAAGCTACACGCAATGTTTGGACGGGCTCCCGGACCCGCCCCAGGATCACGTCTTTCTGGTCATATTGTAAAGGCACATCAGCATGAAGGACGGCATAGGGCTATCGTTCTTAAAGAAATGGGGCAAAAATATATTCCGGTTCTCGTTACGATGCGCGGTACTCCTTCTGAGAATCTTACCCTTAAAGATTTAGAGCTTGCGTATCACGCCGAGATTGAAAGACTTTCTCTACATAGTACATTACGGAATGCCTATGATGATGCATTCTTCCCGACACATATTGAGTCAGAATTTACAAAAGAGACGATACCGTTCCCACGCCATGTAAGTGAAGAAGCCGTTGAGTCTATTCGGGAAGGTAAGTCTCTTGTGTCTGTAAAGGGCGAACTACTTCGACGTTTTGATAATGTTGAGGACGAAATATTCAGACTCAAGACAAAGCATGAAGAGGCCCAGGCCCAGGCAGTTTATCTTTTTAATAGGCATAAGGCTCTGGGTAGATTCCGAGGTAAGCGGACGTTTAATCTTGTCTTTGATTCGATTGATGAAACTACATGGTCTGGAATGCATCCCTGGCCGAGCCTCGCTGACCCCAAGAAACCTGGATGGGCAATACAAACAGAACATGGTCTTGCGGGGGTTAAAGGAACTCCGTATCGTCCAGAGTTTTTACCGGAAGGAATCCATGGAGATCCTACGTTTTGGGAAATAGGTGGAAAGCAGGGGTATATTTCAACGGAATTAGTCCAACCCAGTAATCCCGTAGGTTTCTCTAGAGGAACACCTGATGACGAAGGGTCAGCCGTGTTCCATGCCTCACACGATCCAAATTATTTGGGGCCCATATACAAGGATGTTACTGTAGTTCCCAAACACATCTGGGAACGAGTCCCCGTATTAGACGCTGGTTTTGGTACATCCCACTTACTGGAGGTACTACGGTCAATACAAAAACATAACTTGGTGGACCCTGTACCGAAGGCATTTAGAAATTCTCTAGAAATGAACGGCATGAAGCCTCGACAGGATGACTACGAGGCTATGCGTATCTATAAGATGTATGAACTTCTTGAGAAAGCTGGAGTTCCATTTGAAAGATGGACGGTCGTTCAAAGCTTTAGAAATCTTACCTATGATGAGGCTGCTGGTGCGATGAGTAAGGGAAAGATTGTACTTACTGGGGATCGTATTCAAGAACCATTGATCATCCCTTTCCAAATTAGTGCAAAAGCCCTAGACAAGGTTAATCTAAACAACGTTGCTAAAAACCTAAAGAAATTACTAAGTAGAGAAAAGGATTATACACCGAAGCAGTATGCTATGGAGTACACGGGTGTTGGTCCTAGTGGAGAACCGTTTACCCTCGACGTATATCCCGATTTACGTGTATATGTAGACCCCGGAACAGGGGATCTTGCTGGTATTCCAGGGCTTGGAGAGAAGGCAAGTGTTCTATATTCTGGAGGAGAGCCGGGTGTTGTTGGTCCCAGAAGTACAGAGGCACTGTCAGAAGCTACCCGAAGTGGGCTTAACTGGAATGGACCAAAAGAGTATAAGCTCCGAGTTCGGGGAGGCTCTGAATTTGGTTATGATCTAAAAGCAACAAATCTTAAAGATGCGAAAGCAGAGATTAAAGAGTTCTTCCTTGATCGTGTTCTTCGTAAAGAGAGTGAAGAGCTTAAAGAATACTGGAGAACACAACCAGAACGTGAGGCTCTCGCTGAACAAGGAAGAATTGAGGGCGAGGTTCTTATGATTGCTCTTGGTATTCGTCGTCTAGAGCTTGAACAAGTTTCTGATATTCTTTCTCATATTCCTGAACACCTGCGGATGCGTCGATGGGATGAAGTAAATGCTCGTATTCGTAGTCTTCTTAATACATGGGAACCTGAAGAGATTCCCGTAGCATCTACAAGACATATTGATCCTGGGGACGTTCAGATTATTCTACCCAACGGGAAGATAATCGATATGGTGGACCTTCCGAAAGTACATAAGCGTCCAAAGAAAGTTGTAATAGAAGCTCTGGACTCCATTGCAACGTATGAAAAACGAATTGGTAAGTGGCAAGATAAGATTGCGAAAACCAGAGATCGTATTGTAAAAATTAAAGATGCTCTAAAATCAAAAGATCTTTCTAAGGAAGATAAGGCAACACTAAATAAAGAACTAAAGGAGCTACAAAATAATAATAGATCCGCTAATGCTAAATTGCGGAAGCTTGAGAAAGATCTTGCTGATGTTGAGAAGGTAGAAGCTGCTGCTGAGCCCTGGTGGCATGCTAAGCGAGCACCTCAAGAACGCACCGGCACCTTTATATATGACCAAGAATCTGGTGAGATGTTCTTTCTTCGGAGTAAGAAGACCGGAAAGACACGATCTGTTGATGATATTATCGACGAAGCAGAAAAAGCCGGAGCAGCAGCACGGGCAAATAAGGCTTCCGTACGTAATGCAGAAAACCCTGGGAGACCTAGTCCCGAAGCATTTGATGATACCCCGCATGGCATGGATGAGATTGTTGATGGGGGTGCAAGGAGCTTTGACGACACTGGTTGGGGAGCAAAGGTAACAGGGATCAAGCTAGGCATTAAGGGCATGTTTAATTCGATAGGGAATAAGACAAAGAATATGCCTCTTAGTGGTATGTATCGTTGGATGGCAATGCGAATCGGGGGTGGTCTTGTTGATGAAGTAGATCAAGGGTCATGGCGCGGACCACTCAGAAAGGGCAAAACGCTTCGTCCGGTTGAGGGAGAATCTCCTTGGGGGCGTCGAGGTATTGAAGAGGGTAGAGATGAAATGGTTAAGATGCGCCTCGCCTTCTTTGATCATATCCAGAAGGAATTCCAGACATGGAGAAAACTAAATCAGAAAGGTTTCATGTCTTACTGGACAAATACCGCCCAAGATGAATTCGGTGAGATCCTTGGGCGAGTCAAAAATGATAGGACAGGAAAAGTTCTTGCTGAACTTCCCGAGCATTCACATGATGTTATTCGTCGTGGTGTACAAAAGGCTATAGAACACTTCGATGGTGAGCTTAAGTTCCTACAGAAGTATGGCAAGGGATGGGAAGATGTTATATCTGATCCTCATTATGTCCCCAGATTCTGGGATCGTGCTAAGATCGCAATGCATAGAGGAAGGCTTGGACTAAATATTGCTGATGAGGAACTTGCAAAGGTATTCCAAAAAGGTCTTCTTGCTGCCAACAAGCAAGCTAGGGAAGCTGCACAGGCAATCGGAGAGAAGGGTCCACGCGAACTGTCTGAAGCAGAAGCATATAAATTTGGAGAAAAGTTCCTTAAAAGTATTGGAAATAATAAATTCCGTCTCAATCTCATTAATGATGCTTCACATCAGAAAGCTACAGCAATAGAGCTTGCAAAAATTCTTGAGATGAATTTCGGATATACAGCGCAAGAAGCCCTAGATATTGCTGCTACATTTAGGGTTACCGAAAAGAAAGCACGGCATCAAATGTTTAGAATCCGTTTGGATACTGAGATTCTTACTACTGTATTAAATAGGAAGGGCGAACCAGTTGATGTGCGTCTTGGTGATCTTATTGATTATAATATATTTACTGGAGCAAGGAGATATGCTCGACATACATCCAGTAAGATTCTAATTCAGGATATGATCGATGAAGCAAACATAAAACTTGGACGACCCAACCACTTCAAGAATCTAGATGATATGGTGGAAGTGGTCCTTCACGATCTAGAGCATAATAAAGGCGTTACAGGAAGAGAGCTAGAGAGGTGGACAAAGTATATGGATTCTTTGGCGAGAATCGCTCGTGACCAACCATTTAGTGAGGCTACAGACGCCGCTCTCGGAATGCAGTTGTCCCGACAGATTGCATACAGCATGGGACATGGTGCGCTCTTTGGTGTTTCTGCTCTTGCAGAGGCAAGCTCTGCTAACTGGGTACAGGGAGTTAAGGGCTTTATAGAAAGTATGCCCGCACTTCGTCGCATGGTTGGTGGTGTGACAGAAGTAGATAAAGTGACACTCAGGGAGTTTGCGGCCTCGCTTGGTATGGGAATACGAGAACGGATTATCCCCAGAATGGACCTGATGGGTCGTATTGTTGAAGAGGGTGGTAGCACAGCACTGGGACGACAGGCAGTAATGCGGCGACTTTGGATGGGAGCTTCACGTATGATGACAGAAGTTTCTGGTCTTATGAAAATAACCGAGTGGAGTGATCATGTTGCTTTAAAACGGCACATGGTTCACTATGGTAATATGATGATTCGAGGAGAATATCCCAACGATATTCGTCTTGTTGATATGGGACTCACACGAAAAGAGTGGGATCGAATTTCAAGGCAGGTAAGAAAACAATATAAACGACAAACATCTGTTGATGGTGTTGATACATATCAATACAACTTCAGTGAATGGGATGACCAGGGAGCAGTAGACCTCTTTGCCCAGGCAATTCAAGCAGAAGTAAAATCTGTGGTACAGAGACAGAGTCGTATGGATATGCCAACATGGTATTTCGCAAACCCAACAGCACACGAACTCACTAAGATTGCTTTGCAGTACCGTGGGTTTGGAATGTCTAGTATTAATAACTACGTAGTAAGAAACCTACGTGCCAGCGATGCAAGGGCTCTTTATGTTCTTGCCTCATCTGTCGCTGGTGGTGCTCTGGCTTTTATGATTAAAGGTATGCTCGCTCACGAAGATACCCCAGAAGGACGAGAAAAATTTAAAGAACGCATGAGCCTCGGTTCAATTGCGCGTGGAGCCTTCCTACATTCAGGCTTTACTTTCGGGCTAGAGAACGCAACACTTTTTTCTGGTCCTCTGTTGGGTTATGATGTATATGGTAACTACCATAGACGAGGACTTTCTAATTCATGGATGGACCAAGTACGTACCATGTCTTACGCTGATGATGTTACTGGTATGATGCAATCCTTTATTCAGACTGGAGTCCTAGATAATAGAGATTTCACACAAGCTGACTACCGAAGAGTACAACGAGTTTTCGGTATTATGAGACACCCACTAATCGCTCCATTCGTCAAAGATCTTGGCAATGGTTTACCCACTAAATCTAGATAATAATTATTATGAAACACTTAACTATGCTTACATCTGCTGCTTCCGCATCATGCATTCTACCCGCTTGTGCGACTGTTGGTAAGATGCTCCCTGGTGGAGAAGAGCAGGCTGTTGCAGTCGGCAATACCCTTCTTGACAACGCTCCTGCTCTGGCAGAACAGACGGGAATGCTTACGACAATGTTTACTGGTAATCCAGCCCTCGGTGGTGCCGTAGCTACAGCACTTGCTGGTGTCGCTGGTATCTTTGCTGCTAGAAAGATTAAGGCAAAGAAGGACGCTGGTGCGCCTCCCGCTTAGTCTTATTATGCTTGTTGCATCCGCATGCTCAACGACAGGCAGCACATTAGATATGCTGATGCCTGATCGTTGGGGTGTAGGTGCTGGGTCGGCATCTATTACTGGAAAAACCCATGGGTCATCTAATACGATAGCTCATGGTGGTGATAGCTCATCAGACAGATATGAGGAGACATATAATGGAGACGAAACGATAACAGCTACCTGGTTTGAATGGGATATACCGAATGTCTCAGCAGACAAGGTAAGTTTTACTGGTATGCGAGATTCTTTTATTCGTGATTACCGAGGGTCAACATCGCCCTCCTCCGGTCTCATCAGCCTATCAAAACAGGTCGATGAGACTGGAGCAGAAACATGGAGTATTGGTGCAAGCGAGGCACTGACAACTGCCTTACTAGCACTGCTCGCTGCTCTTGGCTACAAAGTCAGGAAGGATAAACAAAATGGCTCTAAGTAAACTTCTTTATGCGTTCCTCTCTCTCACATCCGTAAGTACGATCTTTCTTCTTGCCGAAAATAAGAAGATGTGCGATGAGGTAGATAGTATTCGTGGATATACATGTTCTGAAATACACACATCAAATACTGAGCGTATTGATCGTATGGCTGAAAGAGTTATATTCCTTGAAGGATTCTCTGAGCAGATGTGGATAAAAAACAAATGATCTGCGCAATATGTTTAGGAGGTGCCCTTGCTTTCCTATTCACCTCATGGACTAATGAAAGTTATTAGCCATCAGTCCAGCCACACAAGACTATCAGAAATAGGACCATGCTCTTTATTAAAGAAGACAACCCTCTGACAAGGTCTACCGGATTCTCCGATGATCTCTAGGGCGAAGTCGTTATCACTCTCTGTTGTTCCATTCGCATAGAACATCTTACTCTGTATTACTCCTGCCATCGGACGGTGGAAGTGCCCAAGGAAGATAGACTCCCAAGGTTCCGGGATACTCGCCCCCCAACCGGCTACCTTCTTTGCAAGGCCCGTAAGTGGATAGCCTCCAATCCCTCCACCACCAGCAATCTGATCCCCGTGTACTAGCAGCAGGTTATGTCCCTCTACATCGACAACACGATAGAAGGAGTCATGATCTACATCCCATGTCACTCGATCATTCTTTAGGCAATTGGAGACAAGAAGCCTTGTAATGATTGTGGCTATCATGTCGAAGTTTGTTCTGGGTGAGGCAGAGGAGTTCTTAGGAGCAGAGCGTCCATGGTTGCCAGGGACAGCAGCGACATGAACCTCTCTGAAATATGAACTCATCTCGATAATAAAATTAGAGATGATGGCTGGAGCTTTATTAATTGCCTGCTCCCACAAATCACCGTCCACCGTCCATGGTTGATGAGAGAAGATGGTCTCTCCTTCCACAATATCTCCACCAACGAGAACAACACAGCGTTCAATCCTTGCGCTAGTCCTACGGTTGGTCACAATTTTTTCTACCGTTTTTGCAAGCTGCTTCATGCGTGTAGCTGCTACTGTGAAATCATATGTCGGAGTTTTCTTTCCAATCTGTGTATCACTAATATGAACCACACAGGTTTCTTGCTCTTTTATTTTTCTCTTATCTTTTCTCGGTAGGTTCGGGGGTGACCATGTGAACCCATTAAGTGCATCGTCTACTCGTCGAAGCACTAAGGATTCTATAGACTCCCTCGCATCTAACCGTCTGGATACTCTACGTAACTCTGCTTCTAGGTGGTTTATCTCATTCGTCATCGAAGTCTTCCTCAAAAAGTGTTGAAGTCATTGGATACATCGCTACCTTCTTAATTGCTTTAAATAAGAAGTGATATGATTTAGGGTCATCTTCCATATCTAGTCCTAGAATTGCCATCTGTCTGATTGTTTGCAGTCTTTCTGCCGCATCACCGATTACATTCTCTAGAAGTTTATTAGTTATTACGAGTTCAGCCATCATAACGGGGGCTTCTTTTCGTCCCTCCTCGCTATCATCTTCTCCATACCTATCACTCGTATCATTTAAATTCATATTAAAATCTATCATGGATCCTCTTAAAAAACTCTGGGAACTTCTCATCTCTACCCTGATCGACCGGATTGAGAGCGGGGAATACACCACACAAGACCTGAATGTTGCTCGTCAAGTCCTGAAAGACCACGGCATCTCTGTAGATACCCCCGAAGATACACCTATTGGTACTCTTAATGAGATTCTTCCTTTCACTACTGTCGTAGATGAAGATAAAAAGACGGGCTAAACGTCGAACCATCCATCTGACCTATGTTCTCTTCCATTTCTAGGAGCAAGGATATCAAACATCTTATCTAGCTCATCTTGGAGTCGTTCATCTCGTCTATCTTTAATAGCCTCATCAGCATTCTTAGCCATAGACTCAGCCCAGTATGCTACTGCCATAGCTACAGCATCTAGCTTATCATCATGATCTAGGCTACGCTTCTCCCTTGTAAGGTGAGACAACTGGTACATGAGACTGTACTGTGTTGCGATGTCCGGTGGAAGCAGCAGCGTCTGATTGTAATCCTTCTTGATCGCTTCTGCGTTTATGCAGAGCCGGTGCTGATTCATGACTGGCTCCAACGTGTCTGCTATGCGCTTCTCTTTGTGTGTCATCGCCGTTACCTCCTCAATTGTACATGGATATAGCTCATGTAAGTGGGGCTTGAGTAGCTCACTGAACATACCCCCACCGTAGTTTGACTCAGTGAGTATGAGGTTTACTTCATATTGTTTAGCATAGGTAGCTAGACCACGCATCACCGGCTCCGTAAATCCTTCAGTGGTTCCTCCCCAATCTACGAGGTAGAGATAACCATTTAAATACTTTACGATTGCCCAGGCAGTTTCATCTTTGCCTCGTCCACTTGGGTCGATAGCCATGACCGATCCAGAGTACGGAATGATTTCGCCCACAAGTCGTTGTGGTCTGTAGAACTTATCCCGTTTAAAGCCGAGGTTTGGTAGTCCAATCCACTCTTCTTGTGTGCCCCATACGATTTTCTCTGGACCCAGGAGTGGGTCGGTATCCATAACAATAAGATCAGATATACGTAGAGGATAACGATCAAGATCGCTAAGCCGAACATCTAGTTGGAACTGGAGTTGGAATCCTGTTCGTCCATAGGAGGCTTCTCGATCTTGTAGCTCTTCATCAGAGAATCTATCAGGGTCTGTTGGAGTTCCAGCACCTCCTTCAAGGTCGTTGACATACTCAGCAAGCATTCCCTCGTAGATCTTTTCATCATCGGGAATTCTCGCTGGATAAATTCTGACATCATAGTTACGAGCTGAGAGTTCAGTATATATAGATTCTTGAGATTGCGGTGTTCCAAGAAAAACAATTTCTCCTACTTCGGGTTTAATGATTGCTTCAAATTCTTTAACAGAGTCTGCCAGTTTAGACCTCGCACCCACTGTACTGCTGTTCCCAGGCACCTCCACATCATCAGCAACAATAAGATCGGCGCGGCTACCAGTAAGCTGACCAGTAATGCCAACAGACTTACAAGAAGGAGAATGGGCTGCGGAGGTTGGACCAACATCCCACGCAATCTTAGATGTTCTTTGATCTTCATTTGGAATAAGGTGTTTGAGTACGGGCATCTCCCGTACAAGTCTATGACAGAAGGTGGAAAAGTCATCAGCCCTTGACTTGGAGGCTGATACAACGAGAACTTTCTTCTCTGGATCAAGATATAAAGTCCAAAGAACAAAGGCAGATGTGATCCATGATTTACCTACACCTCGAAACGCTTGAACCATTCTTCGTCTAGGTCCATGCTGTAGATATTCTGCAATATCATACTGTACTGGTGTGGGATCAGGAAGACCCAGGTGTTTCCATGTTACATATAGGAAATTCCTAAAGTCTTTTAGTTCTTCTTGTATCTCAGTCATCTACATCACTGCCAGAAACAATACAATGTAGGAACACGAGGTAATTAATAAGATCATGAACACTGTCAGTAAAGGTTTCATCACCAACCAAGCCTCCTTCACTATTGACATGGGTGATGAGTCTGCCAAATTTGTCCGCAATACGAGCGAGGATTCCCGTCTCTGTCGTGCAGATCTGGAGTTGCTCGACCCTACGAAAGTTCGTAAAGGCATCACCATCACCTGAGTAATTCTTGATCTTATCGTGGAGAATATCATACGCATGGTCGCAGAGCCTTTCATGGTTCCTTAGCACTTCTAATACTGATTCTGATAATTGGGTCATTCTTAGATGTCCTGGTCTTGTAGCACTTCTAGATCAAAGTGGGCTTTCCCGGACTCATCATACTTATATACCTTAGCACTACGAAAGGTATATTCATTATTGTTTGAATCTTTTATTAGTATCGTTATACCATATTCAATCTTCTTTGGATCACGACTCGTCTGTACCGTCAGGTATGTAATTCTATTTGTTATTTTAGGTTTCATTCTGGGCTCCAGAGTATCGGCTTGTTCTCCGTCCAATCATATTCTCCTGGTCGTAGGATTCGTGCAAGTCTTGCTGTTATTAGGGCATCTTCGTTGTGTAGTCCATAGTCTTCGTAGGCTTTTAAGATAGTTCTCCAATTAACTCCTCCAGCCTCCAGAATTTTTTCGGCCTTTTTCGGTCCAACACCGGGGATACCAGTGTACCCATCGGCACGATCCCCAATAAGAATTTGTGTATATAGCAGATAGTCTGCCTCCTTATGTGTAACACCGAACACACCCCGCGCTGGTTTCCGGGGCTGATAATGTAACCCAGCAATTGTGAGAAGATCCTTATCATCAGAAACAATAATAGTAGAAGAACCGGAGTTTAATCCCATAAGATCATCAGCCTCTAATCCATCTACAGCGATGCTTGGATATGTACGCATCAGAAATTCCTTCGCCTCATCAGAGCACGTAGGTCTGCGGATGTTCACCCGATTCGCTTTATAGCTTGAGTCCACCTTTGTTCTGTAGTTCTTCTTTAACGTCCAGCACAGGATGAAACGTGTAGTGGCTAGGTTCTTACACACACCACGCAGCAGATTCGTAAAGAGAGCTATGACTTCAGCATCATCGGTAAACCGTTTAGGTTCTTTTCCCCCGAAGTCAAATGTCCTCTCTACACTATAGGCTGAGCGATGATACATAATATCAGCATCAATTAATAGTAATTGATCAGGATCAAAGTCAGGCTCAAATGAGTCTATATATTTTTCTTCTTGTTTATTCATATTTATAATCTAGTGAATATCATACCACGTTTTTCCAATTCGTCCGTCCCCATCCATAGGACAGCGCAGTTCTAACTGCCCTGTAGTCTTCTTGAATGAGGAAACTCCAGCAATAACGATAGCTTCTGCTGTATCTTCTGGCACTTCAATGATGATCTCATCATGGATAAAGCCCACGAGTCCTATATCATAGACATCCATCCAGTGATCCACCAAGGTTTGATGCATATTCAACGCAGCCAGCTTAGAGACACACGCCCCTGCTGCTTGAATAAGCAGGTTAACACTACTATGTATGGACCGTGGATACAGTCGTCTTCCATCTAATCCTTTCAGATACCCATACGATAGTGCTCTATCTTTCACGGCAGTCATCAGCTTCTTCATTGCTGGTCTCCTCTCATATAGATCAGAAACAAGGTCTGAAGCTTCTGCAACTGTATACCCAAGCATGTCAGCAATCTTCTGTCTGGATGCTCCGTAGATCAATGCGAAGAATGTGTTCTTTGCTACCTGTCTATCACATGCCATCATCTTTGCATTAGCAGCATGGATATCACCAGCGATAACCTCTTCAGCAAATTCACCACTATCGTATAGAGAAAGATAATGAGCAAAGCACCGGACTTCAAGACTCTTTGCATCCACACCGACGAGCATCTGAGCATCCTCTGCATAGAAGAGTTCTCGACACTCCTTGCCATAAGCTAAGCGTGGACTAGGAACCTGCTGAAGATTCGGACTAACACAGGATGTGCGTCCAGAGACAGTACCCACAGTTTTCAACCGAGGGTGAAGTCTATCATCCTTTACAAGTTTCAGCCATCCCTCTTTGCCATCATAGAGCATAGCAAGAAGCTTCTGTAATCTATAGAGCTTGGCTATCTGGTATGCTTCCTTAATATCTGGTATCTCTTGTAGAATAGATTCATCAACACGGGGTTTACCTGTCGGTGTAGTTGCCGTTGGTATCCATCCCCTAGAGATTAGGAACTGTGCTACCTGCTGACGAGACAGAGGATTAAACACATGCTCCTTTACTCTATTAGGACCACGGACTAAGTCCTTCCTCGCTGCTGCTGGGGCATCACCTTTCTTTTGATACTGTACATCTGTTATAGGATCCAACCAATAGGAAGGAGTTCTTAGCTCCTCCTTTCTCGGAGGAACTAGCGTAGAGAGAGTAGATAAGAGGTTCTCTCTCTCTCTATTCACAGTGTTGTATAGATCAAAAGCACTATTGGTGTTAAAACCAATACCTTTCTCATTCATCAAGTGAGCAAGATGAGCGAAATCCATCTCAAGATTTACAGCCATCATAGTACACCCACGATTAACACATGCAGCCCAGAGTTTCACCGTGATACGTACATCTTGATTACAGTATTCCTCCATCTCTGGGGTGAAATGATTAAAATCCTCAAGATCTCCCTTATGCATCCTGAAGCGATAACCAAAAGATCTTAGAGAGTACCGTCCCCAATATTTTTTGGGTAATATTTCTGTACTCGTATCTGTATCGTTGCCTATGATATCGGGCCATACCATCTGTGATATAATATATGTGTCCCGTATATCTACTGATTGTCTTGGTGTAAAGTTAAACAGTTTCTTCAGTAGTGGGAGATCATATCCAATGATGTTATGACCTATCAATTTCTCTGCTGAATCTATATGCTTCAGTGCGAAAGGTATTCTTTCTCCACTAAAACATTTAGGTTCTCCATCGTTCTCACTAATTGAGATACAATGAATCTCTGTTGCTTCATCGAGGAATCCATTAGCCTCGATATCAAATGTTACGGAACTCATGCTATTTCAGAAAAGTCTCCTCCATTTCCTAATTCGTCTACGTGATTATGAAGTCTACCAGTAGCCGGGTGAAAGCGTAGGAATCCACTTGCCCCGGTTTCTCCAGTATACCTATTCTTTAGTATGCGGATGTGAGAGAGATACTGCTCATCTCCATCGGCTTGTTGTGATCGCTCCAGTCCGATACACATATCAGATAGTTGTGCAATGCTATGACTGCCCCGTAGTTGGGACAGAGAAACATTCCCTCCTTCCTCATGTGCTCGCCCCTCTGCTCTGCGTAGATGACTAACTAGAATCATTCCACATCCTGTCTCTTCTACAAGAGCGCGAAGCTTTGTCATTGTTACATCAATGGCAGTACGCTCCTGACTATCAGCGAACTCTGATACCACAATAGATAGGTGATCGAGAACAATGACCGAGCAACCAAGAGCTTTGATTGCATACCTAATCTTAGTTACTAGTCTCTCACTATGTAGTGATCCGAAGTGATCAAAGAGAACTAGCTGACCATTGCCAACTGATTCCTCGAATGCACTCTTGATTGTTTCTTTAGAGATATCTTCAAAGTTTTCTTCTAGTTCATAGAGAGGCATACCCATCTGAATTGCTATGAAACTCAGGGCAGTCTTGCGTACACTTTCTTCTAGCGCAAAGTATCCAACCTTTATACCACCTTGTGAGAACTGATAGGCAATCTCTCTGCACACCTGACTCTTACCAATGCCAGTACCAGCAGTAATAGTTGTCAGTTCTCCTAAGCGGAAGCCCCGAGTTTTATTCTGCATATTAATCCAAGGATAATCGAGAGCGACAACGTCAGGAACGTCACTGATTACATCCCAAAGATCCTCACCTTTAACAAGTCCACCAGGAATGAATGACTTTGCATTCCATACTGCGCGTTGCAGTTCGTCCTTGTCTCCATTGCAGAGAACATCGTTAGGATCTTTCTTTGAGATGATAGCGATATGAGCTTTACCAGGAGGCATGATCAATGCACAATCTTTCGCTGCCTTCTGTCCTGCTTCATCTTGATCGAACATCAAGACTACTTTTTCAAATCCACTCAACCACTCAAGGTTGCGCTTGAATACTGAGGTTGCAGACTGCGCACCGTTAGGAATAGATACAGTGGGCCATCGACATTGATGTGTCTCTGCATAACTGAGGGCATCGATCTCTCCTTCCGTAATCACTAGCATCTTTCCACCGGAAAATTTTTGTTGTCCAAAAAATGTTCCTGGTTGTGTGCCTGACCACATGAATTTCTTATCAGCCTGTCGTATCTTGATACCAGAGCGCGAACCCTCTTGATCATAATACTGTGCGAAATGTGCAGGTTGCCCATTCCAATTTCCTACTCCGTACTCATAGAATCTGCATGTTTCTACCGATATACTGCGCTTTACTAACGCTTCATAGTTCCATTTTGTGGATGATTCTGTATTCTTCTCTGGTGTTTCCACGGGTTCGTCTCCTTTCGTGTGGTGATTACATGAGAAACAAAACGTATGCCCATCATCATATAGAGAATTGGCATCACTACTACCACACTCAGGACATGAGATATGTTTGATAAATTTTGACTGTGAATCCTTGTTCATCTCGCTTTCTAACACGCTCTTGGTCAACTTTAAATTCCTTAATAATCTTGGGGTTATCATCTTCTAAGATTCCACACTTAACTAGTGCATCACCTATTAGTTTAAAAGATCCAGCAGCATTGTCCCAGTCCATTAGACGCACACTACGACGAGTGTACTCCACTGTAACTGGTCCTTCAATCAGGTCACATGGATACGCTGATTGAATCTCGACCACTAGATTGTTCTGTAGCTTCTTGCGCACTGCCCAGTGCATGCGGAGAAGTCTGTTTATACCCGGAGGTTGGGTTTTGCTATTGATGATAAGCATATAGATAAATGGAGAGGACAAGCACCGAAGTACCTGCCCTCTCCAAAGGGAGGAGGAGACGTTATTCTATTTAGAAGTCACTCGCCGCAATTTTTTCTGTCTTCGGTGCTGAAGGCTTACCGTTTCCAAATTCCTTTGCAAACGATTTACCACCACTACCGGCTACATATTCCTTAAGCTCGTGGATCTTAACCGCTTCAAGACGAAGGGAGATACCCAGTCCCAGCATAGGAACATAGTACGGACGAATGAATCCACCAATACTGATAAGACTACCATTACCAACAGACCAATCTGTTTTGTCCCAGTCTACCTCATCACCATTAGGCATGTATGTGGTAATCGGGGGAGTAGCAGGATACTTATCATTGGCAACGAAAGCAGGACGCTTGAACTTCAGAGCAAAGCGACCATCATCAAGTTCTTTCCAAGGATCATGGGGTGAGAGCTTAGGATTTTTATCCATCAAGTCCTTCACCTTTTCAACCATACCATTACAGTCATCAATGATTGGCTGAGCCAGGTCTTTAGGAAGAATTACTGAAGCAAGGAAGTTTCTTTTTTCTTCATTCTTCCATTGCTTAGGTGTTTTAAGAGAGCACCATTCTGCATCCCCAGTGGGAGTAATGATTTGCACTTGATGTTGTGAACCATCAAATCTAGATTCTTTAGGCA